AAAGTTATTTTCTTTTAAGATATCTGTTAAAAAATTAGACATTATTTTCTAAGTCCTCTACCTTATATTTGTTTCCTTCAGCATCTAGCTTCCAGCCTTCTTTTAAAAGATCTTGCCATTCAGCTCTTTCGATTTCTTGTTTTGCTCTAGTCTCTTTCATTTCTGCAGCCCAGGCATCCCTTAATTCTTGTGGATAAGCATCTTCTTCTCTGTCGTCCCAGAAAGATCCTATTGTATATCTTACTCCACTTTCTATTAGGGATACTTCGTGCATATTGCTAAATCCCCCGTCAAAAACAGCAAGCATTCCAACTTCTGGTTTAATCTCTATATTTTGATCTGGAAACTTAAGTAGTCCTCCTTGAAAATCATCATTAAGATATAAAAAGCCTGCATATCGGCTTCTTGTAAAAGCGCCTGAATTACCTTCAGCATCTGTATTATCTGAGTGTATTCTTGCGTATGCTCCTGGCTCCCACTTTTGTGTGTGGTATCCAATCTTAGAAATTGTTTTTGGGTCAAGGTCATGGACCGAAGCAATTGCCTCTGGCATTGTTTTTTCAATGTCTGAAAATATAGTTGGAGATAACCCAGCATCGAGCAATTCTTGATCATTGTCTTGTGGAAGTACAGAAGAGTATGACTCATAAAATGAAATAGGCATCCAAGAAATTGCACCGTTATTTGCTTGAGCATCTAAGGCTTGAATCATTTTTGTGCAATCCTCTTTGCTTATAAAGTTTTCATAAACAACTATGTCTTTTGTTATTCTCTTTTTGTTTGCTAGGTTCATTGTAGTCTTACTCCATTTTCTATTGTAGTTCTTTGAGGATGCTCTTGTCTAAACTTTTCCTCTAGTTCTGGCTGCATATTAGCCCAAACTTGTTTTCCAAATTCTTTTTCTTTTGTATACCATTCTTCAGTTCCTTTTTGATATTTTTGCCAATACATTCTTGATAAAATTTTATTTTTATTATATGATGGCATTACTCCATGAAGGTATGGCATTCCGTCTTCTGTAAGATAGTCTGGGTGTCCTGATGGAAAAACTAGGAGATCTCCTGCTTCTGGTTTGTACTTTACAAGTTTATCTCCCATTGCAAAATCAATCTCTCCGCCTTCGTAATCATCATTAAAATATATTGTACATGTTATAACAAATTTATAGCCTGGAGCAGAACCTTGTTCTCTTTGATAATCTGAATGATATCTCATTCCAACCTGCTCATCATTAGTACTAATGTGATACTTACCTATTGTTCCACCTGTCCATCTCCAAGTTGGTACAGAATTACCGTTTTCATCTATAGATGTTTCATTTAAATCTACATTAATGTTATATCTTTTAATATAATCTTCTGTTACCAAATGAAAATTTTCCATCATTTCTATAGCAAAATCTTTTTGATTTTCTTGAACCTCTGTTGAAGTTTTAATATCTTTTAAGTTTCCATGCCTTTCTGACATAGAAAAATTAGGAATTATTGGATTTAAATAATCTCCAAAAATAGACCACTGAGTCCAGGGACTAAAAAGTCGGTCTTCTGTTTCTGTAAATGAGTCTGTCAATACCTTATAAGATTTTGAAACATCTTTAAACATATTCTTATATACAAGAATGTTAGGATATATCTCTATTGCTTCAAGATTTTTGTCAGTCATTCTAGGGTTGCCTATCTCCTGTATGCTTTGTGATCTCCCAAAAGAATGGGCAAGTAAATCTTAAACCACTTGTAATCTCAGTTACTCCATGAATATAGTTTTTATCCCCTGGAAAAAAGTAAGCAGCACCCTTTTTAGGTTTAAACTGTACGCCCTGTAGTGGAAAATATAACTCTCCGCCTTCGTAGTCGTCATTTAAATAAAACAAACTAGAAAGGTCATAGTTAGGAAAATCATTTGGAGTTCCAGCATCTGGTCCTTCATGAAGTTCTTTATCTGCATGAGGCTTTTGAAATTGCCCAGGAAGCCATTTAACAATAGTTGTCCCAGTTGGAATAACTTCGACCTTATAAAATTCTTCAACAATTGGTTTTAGTCTTTCAAATAGTCCAGCAATTACTGGTGCAATAGTTGGATCATTCTTATTTAGTGTTGGGCTAGTTGCAACCCTGTCTTTCCAATAATCTGAGTCATACGTAACAGTTCCATTTTCATTCATATGACTTTCAGTTACATCCCAAATTGTTAAAGATTTAGCAGATTTTTCTAAAAACTCTATTTCTTCTTGAGTCATAAAGTTTTCTAGCTCGACAATCATGTCCTTGCTATCTCCAAACCAACCAGATGGAGTTATAGATGGTGTTCTTTTAACTACTGTATATGAGTCTTTGTTTTGTTCCATATTTATATTATATCACCCTTCGTATTATCTGTTACGCTTAGTTTTAATGTTTTTACCTCATGGGAACCTTTAGACTCTTTGTTTTCATTTACCGCATCTCTGTACCAGTCTGTCCATTTTCCATTTTTATTTACATCCTGTGCAGCAGATCCATAAGAAATGTTTGCCTCTAATCTTTTTCTATCATTGTCTTGATATTTAACAATTTCAATATTTGTACCGTTTAAGTTTGACAAAGATATAGGAATAATTGTAGCAACTGGGGTTCCAGCTTTAATAACTACTTTCTCATTTGCAACCTTTGCTTTAATAGCTAATGGTAAGGGATTATCATAAAAAGAAGTGCTCATTAATGATGACATAGTCTCAAACTCATTACTAAAATAATTTACTGGATTAATGGTAAAAATACTTACGTCTTTGTCTGTTCTAAAAACTAAACCAGTATCTAAGCTTATAGAAGATTGACCCCTTCCAGAATATGCCCCTGCTGGGCTAAATATTTCAATAGTGTCTGGAGTTTGATCATTAACTCCATTCCAAATAAACTCAATATCTTTTGAACAAGAAAGGCTCCAGCCAATTACGTTTGATTGGGTTACTGGAAAACATCTATAGGCATGGCCTTCTGATGTTACATCCATCCAGTCTCTTTTAATTGACATAGGTTGAATATCAAACAAAGCCCCCTGTGTTTTTTCAACTGAGATATTAAACATTAGTCTGCCTCTGCACTATACATTTCTGGAGTATGAAACTTTTTACTGTAATCAAGCATTGTTACAATAGAATATTTAGTTCCAGAAGTTACTGGCATTGCTTGATGTGGATACATAAAGTTTGATGGGAAAATAAATAAATCCCCAGCCTCTGCTTTGACTTTTAGGTTTTGTAGTCTAAAGAAAAGTTCTCCGCCCTCATAATCATCATTAACGTATGAAACTAAAGAAACAGTACAATTATAAGAAAACCCATGATCGTGATGTTCCATAAAGTGTTGACCTTGACCATATTTAATAAAATTAAAAGCTTCCCAATATTTCAAATTATGAATATTGTACATTCTGCAATAATCTTCTACTGCTGGTAATTTTACATCATAAAGATCTTGCCAAAGTGATTGAAGGTTTAGACTGACTTGACTTTTATCATTTTCAATATCTGTTTTCTTAAACTTAAAATCATTACAATCTCTATAGTCTGGCATTAGTTGTTTGTAGCCTACATAAGCAGGTTGCCAGCTATACCCAGTAGTATCTCCTTCTGGCTTAAGGTTGTCTTCAAGTCTTTTTATTACATCAATCTCTTTTTTAATTACACCCTTGTAACAAAAAATTCCATCGCCAAGGTCTATTTTTTCTGTCCATGTTTCCATTTTATTCTCCTTATTTGTATTCTCGTCTTGACCAAATTTTATTTTTATATACCCCGCCATCAGGCTGTCTATAAAACTTCATGTTGTTAAACATTTTATCATAAATTTTAGATTGATCTAGTACCTCTACTTCACTTTCCCAGTTTTCTCTTTTAAATGGTAAGACTTGTAGGTATGGAGTACCTGCTGGAATTGTTCCTTCCCAGCCTTCCGCAATAAAAAATGGAAAACTTCCAAGTAAATGAACTTTATCTGAGTCAACAATTCCTGTTGTATTTAAAAATGGTAAATCAAATCTATTCATTGGTGTCATAAATAACGCACTGTAACCTTCTGGAAGCTCAAGTCCCCAATCTGAGCTCCAAGCAAAATGATGTTTATAATACCCTGCTGGATGCTCAAACTGTGGCATTGGAGGTCTTTGTGTACAAAAATCTTGGTACTTTGTATCTTCAATTTTTACATTAATAATTCCTTGTGCGTTTTTAGAAAATACTAAGTCGCAAGGAGTTTTAAAAACATATCCAGTTGAAAATGCATCCATGATTGCAGGACATGCTTTCCATGTAGGAATTTTGCCATAGTCATCTACTGTACCTTCTTTTGGAAAAGGACATATTTCTTTTGGCGCATTATAATACTCATCATTAATTGGATTTTTTGCAAATCTATCCGCATCTTTATACCATTGTGGAATAACACTTTGTGTTGGTGCTGGAACAGAAACACTATCTTTGTTTAGCCAAGGCCTAAAAGATCTAAAGATTGCTAACTTATTCACTAATGACTCAATTCATTAATATCTGTCATAACAACAACACAATATTTTGTTCCTGTTTTCATTGGTAAAGAGGCATGTTCGTAAATGTAGTTTGAAGGGAATATAGCTATATCACCAACTTTTGGATTATGAACAAAATTATCTAATCTTGGAAATTTAATTTCTCCACCTTCATAATCATCGTTAATATAGATAACAGCAGAAACTGTGCAGTTATAAGCAGGCCCTTGATCAGCATGAATATTAAAGTGTGTTCCTTCGCCTTCATACTTTACAAAGTTAAATGCTTCGTAGTATGTAACATTAATTCCCCAATAATGTGCATAATCATCTATACACATTTTTAATTTTTGATATATTTCTTCGTGTAAATCAATAAGACTTTCATTATGCTCATTTTTTGGTCCAAGGTCTTCTTGCTTGTATTTAAAGTCTACACAATCTCTTGCTTTTTTAATTGGGTTTGGAGAATTTGTTACTGTGGCATCTGACCATTTATATTTTTTATCTCCAGATAGATTATATTCAAGTGTATCGATATATCTTTTTGAATCATCTTTAGAAAAAACATTATGATAAATATTTAAACCTAATCCTGGATTACTAATACTAATATTACTTTGAGGCATTGCTCTGCCAATTCTTGTTGAAACTGTTTCTGATCTATCTTTTGTAAACCAAGGATTTTCATTTTCATCATAAATATTCATAAGATTCCCATCTTTTAAGGTTATAATTTATTATAGCACAAAAAGTGTATTTAGGCCAAAATAAGGCTAGTGCTACCACTTACCTAATGGACATTTAGAAATTTCTAACTTAGTCTTAACTTTCATAAAGCATCCACATTGTTTACATTGGGTTGTTAGTTTAATTAGTTCTGGACACGTTTTACAAATATCAAACCTTTTTGCAGCAGCTTCATCTGATATTCGTATTGTGTTTGGATTAAGCATATCTAAAGGAGTTGAACCATTTTTTTCTTTATATTTTTCCCACGCACTTTTTTCTGACATAAATCCTCCTATACTATAATTAAGTATAGCATAGGAGTATAAAAAAGCAAAATCTTAATTAGTTATAATAAATTTTTCGCCGTCAAATGTCGCATTTGGTGAAAAAACGTATTCT